ATGCTTTCTCCTGTATCTGGAAGTTGTTGGATTTTGGGTTGTAGATGAGATGCAGGTCGTCATCCTTGATTCGTGCGCAGATGCCTTTGAACAGCAGTGCTTGACGATGGTCAAGGTTGGCTAGTGCTTCTCCTGCTTTGGTGTATTGCTGTTTCGTGATGTGCGAGCAGATGCCCACCACTAACTCTGCATCGTATTGTTGATCCAACATCAAACACAGGATGCCTGTGGCGATGTCGATTCTCCGATGAGACTTCACTGCATGCAAGCCGATTGAGCGGCCTGCTGATGCAGATTCAATAATCAGGTCAATGTATTTCTGACGTGTTTGAGATGGTAGTCCTTCAATGGTTTGACGGATGTGCCGGAGCGCAGTCATCTCATGATGTTGCACTTCGTAGATGGTGCCTTCGATGTCGTCAATCATCCTGGGTACGCATCCTTCGGATTGTCAAAGCCTGCGATCTTGCGTGACTTCGGCTTCGGCTTCGTTGGGTCAGGTTCAAAGAACGGTGACGAATGATCTGCCTCAACACGCTCAATGGCTTTGATCAGCGCATCCAGTTGATCGTTGTCGCAGTTCTGTAGTTTCGGCACGTCAGCAGGCCAAGCAAGGATGAGGAGGGCTTGGGCTTCTTTGGTAAGTGCGCTGATGCGTTGTTTCACCCATAAGGCTCGTGCTGTCATTGCGGTGTTACCTGATGCGATAACGCCTCCAGCCTGTGGCTTCGGACTGGCCACAGGCTGGTCGGCACTCCGCTTCTCTTCGGAGAACTTGTAAGGCTTGAATAGGTCTTTGCGTTTGCGCCATTCACGGGTGGCGATTGACATGTTCAATGCGTTCAATCCTGCGACCAGGTCAACGCTGTAGAAGCTGCATGTTGCTTCGCCTGCTGGTAGGTGGCAGATGATGCCTGTGGTCTTGTCGATGTCTGGGAGCGGTTTGCGTTCACCGGTGCGCCAGTCATAAATCCATTCAGCGTTCGCATACGCAGCCAACTGCACCGCTATCGAACCGTATGAATAGGACAGGTCGGTGCCTGTCTTCAAGTCAAAGATGACTAAACGACCGTCACGCAACTGCACGATGCGGTCAGCGGTGCCAGCGTATTGAAGTTCGTCGTTGATCAACAACACTTCAATCCACTCAGCCTGCATGCGCATATCCCATGCAGCTGTTGCCGCAACATACGTCTCGATATCGGCTTGCAATCCTTGCAAGATTTGTGGTTTCAAACCTCGATCAATCTGCTCTGTGATTGCGTGTAACGCTGTACCAAGATTGGCTCGGCTGTATGCGCCTGCTGCATCAATCGCATCTTGTGCGATCTTGTTCATCTTGGAACGATCATCCAACGCGGTTGATGCTTGCGCAAGCAAGTCTGGTCGTTGAACAATTCCTGTCAACGCCATTCGTGTCTTCCAATCAGCAAGTGAACCCGTGTCATCGAGTGTCTTGGCGATTGTTGTAACTCGGGTGTAGCCAAGTTCTTTCCCTGTGTCAGGGTGTTGAATCTTGTATCGACCCCAGCGGTCTTTGGGTGCTTCCTCAGTGAGGAAAGTATCGGCGGTCATGTTGCAGGGACTCCTTTGTGTTTTGGGAATTATTGGAATGGTCACCATAGCAGACGAATCTGCTCTGGTCAGGTATGCCTACTTGGGGGGTGTATCAGGGTTGATCATCAAGTCAACTGTGGTCATCAGTTCCGCCCAAAGATGGGCAGGCATGATCGCATACCAGTCATCCACATCTGTTGAACCACGCCTCTTGGCAATGACCAGACCAGTCCAAGCCTCAGCGTTCTCCATCTCCACTTCCAACTCGCCAAGCCAACCAGGGATGTCAATCGACTTGCAGTTCTTGACCTCAATGCACACGCCAGGGATGCCGTCAATGTCGCCTCGATCATCTGTCCAACCGGCACGACTGCGTTCAGCATTCACCCAACCCCAAGTGCGCAACCATTTCGCCACAGCCAACTCAGCTGACGAACCTTTGCGCTTCTGTGGTGATGTCATATTCTTCTCCTCGGCTTGTTTGGTTTCCTTCGGCCGCGTTCAACAGTAGTTGTCCCAGCCCACACACCATACTCCTCGTTATCTAACGCAAACTGCAAACACGGTTTGCGCACTGGACACATCGCGCAAATCTCTTTCGCTTTGCGTATAGATATTGATGAGCCTTCGTTGAAGAACAAGTCCAGCATCCCTCGACATCGGGCTTGGTCTTGCCATTTAGGTCTGTCAGGTCTGAAGACACCTTCACCTTCAGACCACAGATCAACGACATGGCCGTTGCTCATCGGGCAGTTGGATGACTGTGTCGGGCGTTGAGTTGTGCGCGACGTGCAGCCACAAGTCTTGAACTTTTGACTGCACGAGCCTCACGCTTCTGCTCGCGTGATGGTTGCGATATCCAGTAGTGAACTGCACCCAACGCAACAACATTGATTCCCATCCAAACAATCCAATCTGCTCGGCTGGCAGGTTCGGCATCTGGTAGGTCTTCTGCTGATGGCATGAACATCATCACCCAACCGATTGCGATCAGTGCTGTTGTCCAACCTATTTTGATTTTGTTTCGCTCCATGTTTCCTCCTTGTAGTAGGTGTTACAAAGGTAGGACATTGGTGGCACTTAGTGGTGGATGGTCACCAACCGCCAGGTGGAGGAGTCCAAGGTTGCCAGCCTGCGATCTTGAACAGCACCAACCCAGCCTTCAGGTTGGTTAGGGCATCGAGCAGTGGAGCTTGTTCGCAGGCAATACCGGCAAGGCAGACCGCAGCTCGGTCGTTGCGTTCAAGGTTGTAGTTGACTCCGTTGATCTGAAGCAGACCCGAATCCGACTTGTTGGTTGCCTTTGTGTAGCCAGTGATGTTGCAGTTCTTGTCAACAATCGAGGAGCCGATACGGTTCGGGCATCCACCAGATTCTCGGAGGATGATGTGGCCTAGTTTCGCCCAGGTCTTGCGTGGCCATCCTGCTTCTGCTGCGAGGATGGGGAGCCAGCTGATGTCGCCGTGTTGGAACACGATGCGAGGCTGGTCTTCTTTGAGGTGTCTTGGGATGCTGGTGTGGGTTGGGTGGGGTTCGGGGGCTTGGGTGGCTTTCGCTACTCCTAAGCCGAAGGTGAGTGAGGATATGGATATGACGATTGCGGTGATGCGTTTCAATAGTTTTCCTTCCGTTTGTCCGATATATAACCCGCACCCAAGGAGGGGAGATGCGGGGGATGTTCCATGCGCCCGCCGAGGTCGCAGAACGATCCGTCCTTTAGCCTAGTCGGTTGGGTGGTGATGAACTATCTTTTGCGAACCCTACGGAATAAGGGTTTCAGGACTGCAAACCTTGATTCCACGCACCATCAGCACAGGAATGTGGAGAATGTGATCGAGGTCGCCGTCCTCGGTTTCGGATTGGTACACGGTGACATGATCTTTCTTTCCACCATCACAGGTGGCCAACAGGAACCCGCATGTCTTGATGATGTATTCGTCTTGGTCAATATCCGTGATCGGTGTCCAGCCAATGCCACCAGAATGCGTGTCAGCCCACGTCACCAACACAATCGGATTCATGACTTGCCTGCCAAATAATCTACGCCGCGCCACCTTGCCCAGCCGTCACGGATGGGTACAAGTTCAAGGTTGAAGTCGCCGTCACCAGGTTCATACTCGACAACTGCCAAGCCTTGTTGCCAGTCTTCTGACCGGTACAAGGGTCGGCCATCCAAGTCGTGGCCTCCGCGTGTGGATGGCACTGCACCGTCGGTTCGTGCCAAACAGCCAGGCGATGCAGCCAAGATCGTTCTCGCACCGTCATAGTCATCTCTAGTCCGTTCAGCCCATTCGCGTCGGTGGATGTGGCCGAAGATGACTGAGGTCTTCTGTGTTGCCAAATACTTGTGAGCAGTCGAGCCACCTGATGCAACCTTGTCGCCGTGAATAACGTGCAGGCGTTCATTCACCCAATGAACTCCAGTTGGGTAGCCGCTCAGATATTCAACTTCTGACTCGTCAAGCCTGCACAGATATGGCACTGACATCACAGGCCAGTCGTGCGGTGTGTGTCCACGTCGAAGCCCGAAGGCTGCGGAGGCTGAGTCAAGGATCATGTTGCCCAGGCGTTCCTCGTGGTTGCCTGCTATCCAGATGATGCGGGCTTTCGGTGCGAGCGTTCTGATCTGGGCGCATAGTTCGGTGGCACGGTCGATGGCGGCTTGGGTGGTGCGGGCGAACGCTGGGGTGTAGCGATATTTGCCAAACTCGCACAGGTCAAGGTTGTCGCCAACCAATACCACTTGTGAGGGTTTGGCTGCTTTGACGATGGCTAGTGCGCAGGTGATTGCGTCTTCATCGTGGATGGCTTCAAGTGTGCCGTTGGCTTGATGGAAGTAGCCGATCTGCATGTCAGGCAGAATCACAGCCTTCTCGTAGACACCGACGGTGGGTGGTTGGATGTTGAGTTTGGGGACTGCGTACCGTTTGCCTGGTGTTACCACTGGCCATGCTGGGGTGATGCCGTTGCGGATGGTGTCAGCGAGAGACATTGGTTGCCCGATATCTGGTGATGATTGAGCCGTGCAATGTTATCCCTCGCGCTTGGAGGGCTTTGATGATTTGGGCGGGTGTGATCGTTGGGTCGATCAGGGCTTCTAGTAGGTCTTTGCCGTCTTGATCGTTGAGTCCAGCAACGATTTCGCTGATTCGGTCACGCCTTTTTTGTGGGCTTTCTTGCCGTATTTCGTTGAGAAACTTGCCCACTGTTTGTCCCCTTGAGATGCCAGTCGATGTGTGAATCCAACTTACTGTCAATCTTGTTCACATTTCCACCGATGGTGCGAATTGCTTCCATCACCGTTGCGTGGTCATCGTGGTTCTCTTTGCGGAACGCCATCATCAGCGTTGTCAACACGGTGCCAACCAAGCCGATCAGAGCTGCGAGAACAATTCCCCAGTCCATCATGCGGGAAGTGTCGCTTCGTAATCGAGGACGGCTTGAGGCATCGCTTGACCTTCAGTGAATCGAATGTGCCAAGGCTCAGCACCAGGCATCTCCACAACCTCATGGCTGAAACCGAAGCGTTGCTCGTTGGCAAGCAGCCAGTCCATCACTTTCTTGTTGCCGGTATTCGCAATGTCAATGGCGATACCAAGCATGTGACGTGAGCAAGTCTTGGGGTCGTCGTTAGGTGCAGCGAGTGGGGCGTTGCCTGGCTTGAGATACCACTTCTCACCGTTCCAAGTGCGTGTCGTAGCCCCAGCCAACGGTGCCTTCTGGTAGCGAGTCACGAACCCTGCTCGTTGCTGTTCGATGCTGCGGAAAGTATCCCCACTGCTTGTCGGTTTCAAGATGACACCTTCAGCCTTCGCTGCTGCAATCATTGCTTCAACTGCACGAGCTGCACAATGGTGCATCATTCCGCCACAAGACAGTCGACGCAACATCGGTGTCGTTATCTCGGACGGCTTCTTGCCTTTGAGATGTTCACAGAACTTGATCGGCACCACAGGCCAAGGCATCTTGGTCATGGCTACTTCTTCTTTGCGCCGAACGCCTCGTTGATTTCTTCAATCGTCAACTGACCATCGAGAGAGGCTTGAGCCAACTTCTGCACAACAGTGGCGACAGCAGCGAACCCAGCCAACACAGCCGACTTCCATATCTCTAGTTCCGGTGCGATCACAGCAGAACCGCCAACAATGGCGAGGGCTGACGAGAGGAACACAGCCACGATACGGCCTGCGACATCTTGCATCTTCTTCATGACTTGTCTTCTTTCTTGGTTAGTGCGCCAACCAAATGAAGAGCCAATGTCCCAACCGTCACCCAGATGGCAAGTTGCTGGGTGAACCCAGACAACGTGCCAATCGTAATGATGGATGCGCCGATAGTCCAGAGGAGTGCGTGAATCTCGCCCCAGAATCTCATTGTCGTCTCCGTAAAGTAGGCGCAGGACTTGCCGCTAATAGTACCGCACCCAACGCAACTAACGCACGACGCTCAGACACAGGGATGCGTGAATCAAACGGCACATAACTATCGGCGAACCCTGAGAAGATATTCAACACCGACTCAAACGCTTGACGCACCGAAGGTGGTGCATCCTGCACCGCAGCCACCACCTCAGCAGCTTGCTCCACAGACAACTCATCCGTGCTGATCTCACTGAACAAAGCCTCAGCCTGAACGCTGGTGATGGCGGCAAGTACTTCAGGGCTAGAGACGAATGCGGCGGCTTGGCTGGTGTCTAGGTCTTTGGTGATGAGGTCGTCGACTAGGGCAACGATCTGTTCTTCGGTTGCTTCGGAGAGCTGTTCGATGACGGCATCAAACTGTTCTTCGGTCAAGGCTTCTTTCACGTCTGGTGGGGCTGGGACGGTCTCGGGTGGCGGTGGCGCGGTGTCGGGGATTGGGAGCGTCTCAGGGGCTTGTGGCGCTTCTGGTGGGCTTGTGTCGTCAGGCAACGGTAGGGTGACGGCTGGTTCTTCTATTGTGTCGGGAGGTTCGGGTGCTGTTTCTGGTGGAATTGGTTGTGTCTCTGGTGGTGTGGGTTCCGTATCTGGTGGTGCTGGCATCGTTGTGGGTGGTGGCTCAACCGTTGCAGGTGGCTGCGCTGGCGGTGGTGATACGGGTTCTGTGGTGGTTGTGGTTTCAACAACCGTCGAGGTGGTCGTCGTTGAAGTGGTGGATGTAGTTGAAGACGTTGTTGATTGTTCTGGCATGGTCGGCTCTACTTCTAGCAATGTTGTGGTCGGTGCGGAAGAAGTAGTTGATGCTTGAGTTGTTGTTGATTCGGCCACAGTCGTTGTGGACACCTCGCTCGTCGTTGTGGACACGGTCGCACTTGTGGTGAACGCCTCATCTGGCACAATCTCCCACTGACCGTCATCAATCTTCCAAGCCAACATGAGGCAGGCACCACCGCCATTCTCATACATCCACACCTCTAGTGGCAGACTGCCAGGCTCAAGACTGAGATTGCCTGACTGCCAAGCCGAACAACCCTGATCAGTCCACGATCCCCAAGTATTGCCACCAATAGTTGCTTCACCTCCGTCATCTGAAGCCAACCAGAACTCGATGGTCGTGTGTTCAGGAATCGTGATGAAGCCGGTCAGATGCACCATGAACAGATCATCAGGACAACCCTCAACAGGCTCACCGTCATAGCTGCGATTGATGTTGTTCTCAACCTCACTCGCACACAACGTGTACAGCGAAGTTGACTGCTGAGGTGGAATCTCGTCTACAACATAGTAAGAGGCATCCAAGCCTTGAACCGCATCAGCACGAGCAACGAACGGAAAGAAACCGAGAACTACCGCAGGGAGAACTATCAGCCAACGGGGGATGCGACCCACGACAACGAATCCTCATCCCAATAGAAAGCACCTTCGGGTTGCGGTGTCGGCGGTTGCCAATCATTATTCAAATCACGCGACCAAGACGCAAACGGTTGAGGAGCAACAAACTCATCAGCGTCCTCATCGTAAGTAAACCCTATTCCAGCGAACTGTTTTCTGAAGCCATTCGTTGCATTGTACGAAGTTCTCACACAACGCTGACCACGAAACGCACCATAGTGCGCCTCCCAATCAGACACGCCATCAACAACTTCATCTTCATTGCGACCAACAATCACCTCAGTCACAACATTGTTCTCATCTAGAAATGCGTAGTGTGCCATCAGAATGTCACCGTTCCTGTGCCTGCTGTAAATGTATAGACACGAAATCCCGAACGAGAAACAGTCGAAACAGAATATGTCAGACCAACATCAATAGAACTTATCGCGTCAAATGTGTTCGGATAAGCAATAATCACAACTCCCGAACCGCCAGAGCCGCCATTTTTGTCACTCAACCCGCCGCCGCCGCCACCGCCGCCGCCAAGATTGGTGCTTCCATTTGCACCATTACCTTCTGCCGTACCGTTTCCACCACCACCTGTACCACCAGCACCAGCACCCGAACTGAAAGCACCGCCGCCACCGCCGCCAGCGTAAGTTACCGAAGAACCAGTGATGCTAGATGCGGTGCCAGCACCACCAGCACCAGAAGTCGTACCGTTTGCATTACCGCCAACAGCATTTGCACCGCCACCACCGCCGCCGCCTCTGTTCCCAGTTTCGACATGACCGTTCCCACCTGTATTTCCTTGTGACGGACTTGTTGATGGTGTGTTGCCTGCTCCACCAGTTCTTGCTCCTGCACCATAGTATGTTCCGCTTCCACCGCCTCCCGAACCGCCGCTAGTACCGTTTGTCGAGCCGCCACCGTTTACGCCCGAACCACCACCACCACCACCAGCAGAAGTAATAGTGGAAAACACAGAGTTTGAACCTGAAGTGCCATTGACCGCATTGACAGTTGAACCTGCACCACCAGCACCAACAGTGACAGTCACGCTTCCTGATACAGCAAAACTTGCTGACGTTCGGAATCCACCTGCGCCTCCTCCAGCAGCACCAACATGTGCATCACTGTTTCTTGCAGAACCACCACCACCGCCACCAGCGACAACCAAGTATTCAACCGATGGAACTGTTGAATCAGCACCTACACCCGCAAGGAGTTGCATGGCTAGGCCTTGACGTTGCCGAGCATGACCCAAGCATCGGTGTCGATCTTGAGTACGGTGCAAACAGCGTATTGATCAGCGAGTTTCAACTTTGATCCAGCCGAACGGATCACAGCAGTACCACCAGCAGCAAAGGTTGCGGTACCGGTAGACAGATTCATGAAGTTGACTTGGTCACCGATAGCGAATGCGACAGAAGAGTTCGCTGGAATGGTGATGGTTTGTGCAGCAGCATTGCTGAGCGTGACAAGTTTGCCTACATCAGCTGTCCCGATTGTGTATGCGGTTCCAGTTTGTGCAGCAACAGCGATGAGACTGTTTGCAATGATGTTCATATTTGCAGCGGTCAGCACATCGGCTGGAGCGAATGAAGGTCTGAGTGCCATAGTTCTCCTATTGTAGTCCAACGGTTGCGTCGTCAAGTTGCGACTCGTCAAGTATAAACGGTGTGATCAACTGAATCTGCCCCAACCCGATATTCACTTCATGTCTGGCAGGGCTGAGTCGGTGTTGGATGGATTCGACGACCACATTCTGGGTGACCGTCAAGGGCGCACCAGACTCAAACACTCGGGTCACCGACAGAATATCACCAATCTCCAAAGCTGCAATCTGTTCCTGTTGGGCGGTTGTCAACATGTTGACCAGCACCGAAGCCTCATTGAACTTGACAACTGGCTCCGAGAACCGTCCCACTAGGTTCGTAGCCAAAGCCGACCCAGCCGCCTCAGTCGCCAACGGGATGTCTGTCAACGAGAAGTTCTTGATGCCGTACTCAGTTTGTGAAGCCGTCCCATTCGCGATGCTCGACACCGTCCCACCAGATATCTGAACTGATGCACGGTTGACCACAGTCTCAGCACCATAAAGATTTGACAACGACAAGATCGGGATTGCATTGACCGCAGTTCCACCCAAACTTGCCACAGCCGTCCCAAACGAAACCGACACCCTGGAATCAAACTCAATCAACCCAGAACGAGTCGCAAACAAACGGCCATCCTCAGCGAACTGCACAGCCTGCAAAGCAGCCAACGCATTCGTCGCATCCTCATAGGCAACCGTGCCACACGTTGCCACACCGGTAGAGATAGAACGCAACGCCGTAGACCAAGCCACCTCAGACCTGTTCAGAATTGTGTTCACACGATCAGAAGTCAACTCCGATGCAGGACTGAAACCGGTCAGAGTGGTCTGTGATATTTGTGCCAAAGCATCAACAGCCGTGATCGCAGCCGACGACAACTGTGGTTCCGCATAATCAATGTTCATGTCATAAATGAATCCAGTGAACATTGCTGCTGTTCCAGCCGAACCGCCATACACCTGCACCTGTCGACGTGGCGCAATACCCAACGAACCCTGATACCAAGTCGAGTCAGTGTTCAACGGATCAAACTGACGGCCAGACGCTTTATCGTCAGCGACGATCGAGCAGTTGCCTGCGTTGAATGTGTCAAGTTGGGTGGCACGGCCACGATTGATGTTCACCGATGTCACATATTCGGTGATATCCACAAAGTCTGTTGAACCATCCAGGGTGTCAGTGCCATTCAGTGTTGACGTGTCAAGAATAAACTGGTCAGACAAGAAGCCGACATCAAGCAACACCTTTACAGTTTCCCCCCACTTCATCAACTTCGCCATGACTAACGAACCCCGACAAAGTTTCCTATTGACCCGCCGTTCAACCTCAAATAGTCAGACAAATAATCGTTCAACTCCTGACCAATCTGAACACCAGAAGCACCCAAACCAGCATTGATCGTTACGTTCATCTGACCAGGATTATCAGCAAACGTCGCACCACCAGCATTCCCAGTCACCGTCGAAGGGACAGAACCAGCAAACGGTGCCATCGGGTTGTTGGCTGCAATCTTCGGATACAACTTCGCCAACTCACCCCGCTTCTCCTCAGCATCATTCAAACGCTCCTGAGCCTCAGCCTCTCGCTCAATAGAATCAGCCACACGCTCATTCGCCTCAGCCTGCTTCTTCTTCGCATCATTGACCGCAAGCAACGCCTCCTCATAAGCCTTACTGCCATCAGTCGCACCAGACACAGCCTCATTCAACAACTGCTGCTGATCCTTCAACTCACCAGTCGCATCAGTCTGATCATCAGTCGCATCCTTCAAAGCCAACTTCGCTTCAGCCAACGCAATCTCAGCCTCACGAATTGCTTGCAAAGAAGACTCAGGGTCTTTGCGAACCTTCGCCAACTCCAACTCAGCATCGGTTACCGCGAACGTCGACTGCTCAATCCGATACCCAGCCCGCTCAACCCCACGCTGAGCCTGATCCAAAGCCAACGCAGCTGCTTTCGCCTGTGGTGAACCAGCACCAAACCCAGCAGTGATCTGAGCCAAGTTCGCTTCCGCTGTGGCTAGATCAGCATCAGCCTGAGCCTTAGCCTCATTGGCTTTCTTTGAATCCTTCTGCGCATTCGTAAACGCCTTCGATGCTTTCGTCGAAGCCCGCATCGCATCCGTGTACTTCTCCAACTTCTGCTTCGCAGTTTCCACAGCCTTAGCCGCACCAGTCGTCGCCTTGTCCTTGTCCTCTTCCTCTTTGATACCAGTCCGAATGACTTTGCCAACACGCTCCGCGTTCCGAACCTGCTGTTCAGTAGTCCTGTTGCTCGCAAACTTCAACGCATCCAACTCCAACCGTGCCGACCTCACACCGTTAGCCAAATCCAGGAACAGTTGATCCGCGCCAGCAAGTTGCTCGTCAATACGGTCACCGATGTTGCTGGCCGTTACACCAACCGCAAGAGACTTGAATGCACCAACAGCGTTGAATGACGCTGCACTAGCAATAACTCCGACCTGACCCAACTTCTCAATGACATCAGCCAAACTGCGCAAGAACTCAAGGGTGGCAATGTACGCACCTTTCATTACCTCAATGGCTTTGATACCGAAGTCACCCATTGCAGCAATCGCAAACTCAAACGCCCGACCAACACCCTCCTCACCAAGGTTGTCAGCGAACGCTGTGATTGCAGGAACAATGTTGTCATTGATGAAACTCACAAACTCTTTGAAGTAAGGCAACAAGACCATGCCGACCTCAGTTGCAGCATCAGACAACGAAGCCTGCAAGATACGCATCTGGTTGGCAAAACCTTCCGAGGTTCGAGCGAAGTCACCCTGAGCCAAATTGGTATCTTTCAAAATCAACGCATAGGCGGCTTGAGTCTTGGCTGTGATGTCAAGCGCACCCTTGCCGCTATACAACCCCAGAGTCCTTGCTTCTTCTTTCAAGCGAACATCGTTGATCGCAACACCAAATCTCTTCAACGGTTCTGTTTCACCAGACAAACCTGAACGCAATGCTTGAATGGCATCTTCAATGCCGGTGTTGTTGAACGAAGCCAAGTCAGCAGCCAACTGCAACAACGTGGTTGACATCGTCGCAGCCTCACCCTGACCAATACCAAACGCCTGAATCAAGTTGCCGAACGTACCAGCAGCCTCCAACGCAGCCTGCTTCGTGATACCGAACGACGTTGCTGAAGTCTTCGCAAAGTTCTCAACAATAAACGCCGAGTCACCGAACACCGTGTTCACCTTCGACTGCGACTCCTCAAGATTTGATGCCTGTTGCACCAACTTGAACGAAGCCGCAGCCACAGCACCAGCCGCAGCAGTACCAGCAATCGCCATCGTCCTAAACGACGGGACAAGATTCTTCAACGCCGAGCCAACACCCTTCTCTAGTTGACCAGTCAACCCAGAGAAACTCTTAGCCATCTTTCCAATGCCAGTAGTCGCATCACCAATATCGGTAACAAACTTGACAACAAACGTGCGCTCACCAGCCATGCGCCAATTCTACTCGCCTGCCTCCAACCGCTGACGCAAAGCACGAAACTCTGTTGCAGCCGCCTTCCACTTCTCAGAACCTTCCAAACCTGTCCACGACCAAACCTTCGCAGGTTCATTCCAGAACTGCTCAGTGAATAAATACGATTCATGTCGACGCGCACGAGGCTGACGCACCTCCCGAGACTTGATCGGCTGAGGTTGCTCAACAACATCCCAACTGAAATCAGTATCCAACAACACGCCACGACCCTCATGAAACTCAAAGGTCTCACCAGGTGCATGCTGAGGAAGATAGAACAACCGTGCAGGGTCTTTCGTCTGTGGGTCACCAACAAGATTCAACCGCTCATGCAACCCCTGCCACACAGCCCGCCACAATGAAGCAGGCACACGCTCAGCCAAAGGCAACACCAAGTGATAGTGAGGATCATTATCACGATGCGAATAAGTTGAATACGCAAACCACTCCAACCCATCAAGCCTTGCCTCACGGAACGACTCACCGTCCATGTCCACCACCAACGCCTCAATGAACCGAACATTGCGATTCCCACGAGTGGAACTCGGGTAGTACTCCACCGGTGACCACAACGCGCCATCAGTCTTGACAGCGTTCTCCTCATGGAACGCCAACAACTCACGCAGCTGCTCCCAAGACGAAGCCAACGGCTTCGGATAGATTGACTTCACATTCTTGAACAGAACCGCCATGACCACCTCCCTACTCTTGAGGGTAGCGAACTGGCAGGAAAAGTCAAGTATCCAATTTATCCAGAACCCTCGTGATGGCATCTAGGTATTCCTTGGCGATTCGCTCCTTGTTCTTGGTGACCGCAGGCCAGAAGAAGTATCCTGCCGTGCCTCGATGTCGCAAGAACTGGCTTGTGTATCCCCCACCCTTACGACCCCTCCCAGCGACAGTTGGGGTTCCTTTGCCGAACTTACCGCCACCGAACTCCGCACCAAAGAACACGTCACCCCGAGTCACCTTGCGCTTGCGTTTACGGTTGGGGCGAGACTTGGAAACAAATGCACTCTTCTCAGACAGAACCGCAGCAGGTAAAGAATTGAACGACCTAGCCTTCATGCCCTTCATGACTTCAGCTGCTTGACTGCTTCGGGTGACTGTTGTTGCCTCAAACTTGGCGGCCACAATCAACAACTCAGCAACGGCCTTGGCTGCCGTGTTGGCTTCTTTCTTGAATCGTTCATCCGATTTGGCTAGTTCACGGATGAACTGCGTGATACCAACAATCTCAACGACAGTCTTCCCACCAGGAGGGAAACTAACTTGCCCTCCACGACCTACTGGTTTGATTGCCATTGGCTCAGACTACCTCTTCAGATGAATCGCTCTCCAACGAAGATAGGCGAGCATTGTGAAGATCATTCGTGGTGATTCTGCCAGCAACACTGATGGTGCAATACCTGTCTCGCAAGACAGGTACGCGATCATCCAGTGGGCTGACTGATCTCCAAAGGGACGATCACTGCTTCAGCAGCATCTCCCACTTCAAGCGATTCAATCTCATCGCACCATGATTCAAAGTCAAGGCCAGTCTTCTTCAAACGATGCTCAGCATGCCAACCCAAATATGCAAGGTCAGTCAATGTGAGTTCTGTTTCAAACTTGGCAACGCTTCGATTGAACTTGTTCTCAAACGCAATGAAGTCTGGGAACGCAGCAACAATCTTTCGTGACTTGTTGTCAAGCGCACTCGTCAATTCAAGTGCAATCTTCATGTATACCTCCGCAGGTAAGGGTTGTTATGTTGAAACTATGCGCCAGTGCCAGTCTTGGTGATTGCACCAGAGATCGGGTAGGTGATGCTGACCACTGCAAGGTCGCCCACCGCCCCTGCCACGGGTGTCCAGGAAACGGGAAGAGCATTGAACGCATACTGTGGGTTAGCAGACGAAGCAGCAGCAGTTCCGTTTGGCTTCACAGTCATTGGCACGGCAGTACCAGCAACGAACGCATCGTAGAACAACTTCTCGATCGTTGGGTAGTCCTGATGCAGCTCAAGTGTGACCGAGTTATCGATCAAGCCTTGGATGCGTGTCACAGCCGAAGAACCCATTGCTGTAGTCGCAACTTCCGCAGCAGTCGTGGACAAAGTGATTGATCCTACATACTGAGAAATATCGGTGTTAGCAGTACCGAAGGTGACTACTACGTTGGTGAGAACTTGCTTTGCCATTTGATGCTCCTGCCTTATCGGCTATCGAGATGAACTACTTCTGCTCGGCTGAGCCGATGCGATAACTCTACACGCACGAACCGCAAGCGGGCAACCGCTACTGATAGACGATGACACGGAAGTCCACCATCAGGTAGGTGGTGTCATTGCCTTCCATTGTGGAGATGTTTGAAGCCGACTCGACCAGTAGGTTCGCGACCGCACCACCCAACGTGCGATCCCCTTCCAAAGCGGCACGAATAGAAGTCGCACCCTCATAGGACAAGAACCCATCCAACGCAGCCTGGGCAGACCGTTCAGCTGACCGACCCACCACCACAGAGATTGTGAACGTGGAAGTGATCAGACCGCCACGCATCGCACCGTTGTAGGTGATGGTGTCTAGCATCGGCCAAGCGAACGGGGCGTTCAGATTGTCTGGCTGATAGGCATACGACCTTAGACCAGGAATCGTTGCCAGGCGAACCTGCAAACCTTCTTTGATCTGAGTGAGTGTTGTTGCTTCGTTCATGCGAACATTCGCAGCCGTCGATACGGTTCGACAAGTTGTGCCATGTCCGGATCAAGGAAACGAGAAACACGAATGGCACCCAAGTCACCGAAACCTGCAACACCAAGCGGTGAGTCATATCGTTTGAAGATTCGTGAAGCCTGAATGATTGTGGCCTGTGTGACAGGTTCAGGCACAGACGGCCAACCGAACACAGCAGTCACCTGAACCAAAGCCTGCTCACCATAGTTGCCGTTGACTGTTGGAAACAGATAGTCACCAACCGCACGAATCTTGTCATACGCCCACTGCAAACCATCCAAGCGACCATTCAACGGTTCCAACTGATAATCAGACGGCGACCAAGTCACATCAAAGTTGCCATCGGTAGCACCAGAAGTCTTCAACACAATCGCAGTTCCAGCGATGTCATCAATGCTGCAATAGAAATCATTCTCAGCCATATAGACCCGACTGGTTGCAGAACCAACAGACCAGAACTGGCGGTTGCAATATCCGTCAATGAGACGTGAAGCAGCCCCAGCACAGTTGTCAATCAACTCATCATCAAGGGTGTCAGCCGTCCCAATTCTGAGGGCGGCTTTGATTTGATTTCTGGTCGCGTAGCCATTGGTGATGCTCATGGTGTTCCCATGTTACTTCACCACAACAGGTGGAAACTCTTGACCAGGCACAATCTCATAGTGATTCACAAAAGTACGGAACAAAGCAACATCAGCCTCACCTTGTGGATGAGGTTGAAATGATACCGCCTCTGGATGCCGCCAATGAATAAACCTTTGAGTGGTATCAAACTCAACCCGCAAACCAGCCTTGCGGAACTCCATCCACTGAATCCAATCGCTGTACATGCTGCGCCGAGCAGGATAAGCCAAATGAACATTCCGCCTCAGAACCGTCATGCCTGCCATCGGATTAGTTGTTGAAGTCAAAATACCTGAATAGCCATCAGGGCTTGCCTGAAACGATTCCCCATGCTGGGTACGACCAGCAATCGAGATAACATCACAATCACGATCCAAGCCGACCAACGCATCAGGCAACATGATCTGATCAACCCCTGCCGGTACAACCCAATCACAAGACGATGCTTCAACAGCCTCATTGACACCATCCCAGAACAGTTCCTTCGTGATGATGTTCCGAATGGATGAAGGCACAGGCAAAGGAACCAACGATGAAAGGATCACCTCATCAGGTTGAGGGTTCATCGCCTCAATCATCGCAACATACTGCTTGCCAAACTTCTCCCAGTATTCAATCGAACAACAATGCGTCAACAAGAAACTCATCGCTTCACCCTCCACGACTCAGGATGCAAGTCGTTGCGAATCCACCAAGGCCAATCAGCATCAAGTTCAACCTGGTTCATCACTTCACCATCAATGAACTTCCCCTCAGCGAAACAAGCCTCAATCATTGTGCGCGTGTCACCCACGTTGTATTCCTGATGCGAGAACTCAGTCAACTTATTCACACACCAATCCACCCCACCCATCCAACCAAGATGAAACCCGCCAAAAGCGACAGGCATATTGATCCGATCAAATCTGCGCATCCAATCCAAAGAATCAGCAGCCTTCCCACGAGTGCCACCAATCATCGTGTAATGCAACGGGCGTTCCCAATGAACACTGAAAGCAAAGTTCCGCATCATCGCTCGATGCCAACCCTGAGCAAAACTGTCCACCATCCGAGGATGCCAAATCTCATCCACATCCGACACAGTGATCACATCATCAGCCTGACAACCAAGCCGATCAAACTCAACCAACAACTGGTCACGAGTTGCCTTCTCAACAGTCCAAGGATTGTGATGTCTTGGTGTTTCAAAGTCCACCCAATGAATCAGATCAGCCCACCTGGCAAACCGTTCACGATCTGCACGTTGGCGTGGCTTGCCGGTGAAAGTCTTGTCACCCTCAACAATCACCATGACATCAACAGTGTCAGCCAACTCCCACAAACGACACTCAAGAACATCAGCCTCACCGTTGTATAGAACACCATCAAAGACGCGCATCAATCCCACCCGAGTGTTCGTCGTCGACCCAAATCCCAAGCCCCTGCATCAGGTATTCCTGACCGCCATCGCAAGTCGTGGAGATTGCTGTTGTCTGCGAAGCTGCGGTTGTTCTTCTCGCCAAACGCAGGATTCGCCTTGAGCGTTGACGAATTGTCATGCTCAACTTCAGCATCCGAAACCATGACAGAGATGTTGAATGCTTTCGCACGTTGCTCATAGTCGTTGTCCTCGAAGTAGGCGGGAACGTAACACTCCGAGAATAGACCGATCTTGCTCACCACATCCTGCCCAACCCACACACACGACCAGTTGTGTTGGGTGCGAACAATCATTGTGTCATCGCAGTCATCGTAGAAGTGTTGCAGTTCTCCAGGCTTGAACCAGGCATCCGAGTTCAACATGATCCAGCCTCGTGCGTGAGGGGTTGCTTTGATACCAAGATTCCATGATGGTGCGACACCGAGGTTGGTTGGCATTGACCAGACGTGATAGTTGCTGACTAGCCGCCTATCAATCACCCAAGGATAAAATTGCAGGCTGGACTCGCCGCCGTTGTCAATGATGATCAGATGTTCAACGGGATAGTCAATGGATTGCAGGCACCGTTCCAGTAGGTCATACCGGTTCAGGACGGGGATGATGATGACAGGCACCATTCATGCAACTCCTTCATGATTGGCTTCCAATGAGCCTCGTAGACGGTGTCTGCGTTGTACCCTTGGGCAAACTCCACAGCGGTCTTATCCACGCCTCTCGGAGCGTTGTAGGCCTGTCTCAGGGCATCCACGATGGAAGGAACCTGTGGCGTGCAGAACCATGCCTTCTGATGGGCATCCCAGAACGGCTGCACATCAACCTTCCAACCCGACCCAACCAACTCAGGCTGAGCCGTGAAGTCCGAAACAATCACAGGAACGCCACAAGCCTGAGCCTCAATGACCGCCAACCCGAACCCTTCACCCATCGAGCAAGACAACAACACGTCAGCTGCCGAATACATCGCAGCCAAAGCCTCTTGCGGGAACCCAATCCGATAGGCGTACTGGTCAACGATCTTGTACTGATGTTCCTCAAGCCCAACTGCCTTGATCAAATCCAGCACATTGATCCCACCAGATGAACCATCACGCTCGACATGCAGATAGATGACTGCGTCAGGATGAGTCTTGGCGAAGATGCCGAACGCCAACAGGTTCTCGCCAAACGATTTGCGTGAAGGGTTCGCACCCTTGTTCGCTGCGTTCATCATGACCACAAACTTGTCTTCAGGTATGCCCATCAGTTCACGGCCAGTTGCTTCACCGCTAGAACTCTTATATTTCTTTGTTGGCTTGAACACAGGTTCAATACCGTGAGGCGCATAGAAGTGTTCGATGCCTGCCTGATCCAACATCTGCCCACCGAACTTCGACATCGCGATTGGCTTCACGTTAGGACGCGCACACCAACGCAACACATCCTCTGGGCAAGGTGAGTGATCTATTGGAACCCATGAAGCGATGTTCGGACACAGATCAAACGATGGAGATTTGAATACCCACACATCAAACAGAGTCATCAGGATTGGTGGGATGTCTTTGTTGCCGTTAGCCCAATCCATCCAATGCGCAACCATGATGTCATCGGAATATGGTGCGTTCCCTCGCGGATAAATCTTGACACCGTTCCACATTGATGTTGAACCTTCCAGTCCATACATTGCGTGGATCGCTACTTCGTGTCCTTCTTGCGTGAGCCTTGGGACGATTTGCGCTGTTTGCTGGCCGTAGCCGGAGTGCGTGAAGGGCGCGTTGGAATACCAGAGCGTCCTGAGTCGATTGGGATTGGTAGGTCTGCCACTTCGGGCAAGTGTGCCACGCCCCGCTGCAAGAGCAGGGTCGCCTCCAGGTCGGGTAGGTCGATTGGTGTTCCCTTGATGATGACGAGCATCTTTCACTTCCTTCTCCTTCGCAGTAGC